GGTCGGTATGAAATGAATCAAAGCGGTAATATTAATGCCGCTCCGAAACCTTCTTCTACAGGACAACTTATAAACAGACCTGATTTAAGTATTAAACCTCCTTCACTAGAAGGAAGTGAGTTTATTAGCTATGATCCGGCATCAGTGTATAACAATCCAACTCCTCCACCGCAAGGAATACCGGGTTATCCAAATGTTGAAGCTGGTGATGTTAGTCAATCGGCTCTCAATACAGCTGATAAAATATATAATAAAGCACTGGATAAAGCTTACGTTGGCGGTAAATTTGTAGATGGAGAACTTCTTTCGCGTAGTGATGCTCTTCAACAATCTCTTGTAGGTTCTACCGCAAAACCTGAGTTAAGTTTTTGGGATAACGTTAAAGAAAAAGCTTTGTCAAAGGAAGTGTTAGGACCTGTTTTAGCTGCTGGTGCACCTGCCGCTTTAACTTACTTTACGGCAGACGAACCTACTAAAGATCAGGAAGAAGGTTTTACTAATCCACAAAAGACCGCATATAGTCAATACTTATCCGGAAAGTCTAGTGATCCTAATTTTCCTCAAACACCTGAAGGACAAAGACTTCGATCAATTTTTATGGGACCTGCTCCGCGAACAGCAGAACAATTATCGCGTTCTACCGGAGTTAGTCTTGCAGACGCTCAAAGCTTTGTGAGAAATAGATACGGAATACCAGCAGCACTTCAAATGCCAGCAGCTGGACTTCAAATGGCTTCAGTTAATAATCAGGGTTCCCCTATTCAATTAGGAGGCGGGATGCCTCCAGGTTTAATGGCGGCGGCTGGCGGAGAAATAACAGGACCAGGATCAGGAACTTCGGACAGTATCCCAGCAATGCTTTCAGATGGTGAGTTTGTAATGACAGCGCAAGCTGTTAGAAATGCTGGTAACGGTAACCGTGACTTAGGTGCGGCAAGGATGTATGATATGATGAGTAAATTTGAGAGGGCAGTATAATGGCTGACGTTACACAAACCAGTTCAGAAGTCCGCCAAGCCCCTTATATTGAGGAAGCTGGTAGAACTATACTAGATAATGCTCTATTGTTAGGGGAGAATCCTGTCAATCTTGCAGGTATAGGGGCGCAACAACAAGTTGCTGGTCTTGATCCGATGACCCAGAGTGCTATAGCCTCTGGACAAGGTCTAGGTCAGTACCAAGACTACATTACAGACGCCGCAGGAACCATTGGCGGTGGTATAGCGTCCTTACAATCCGGTCTTGCTGGCACTAATCAAATGTTCACGGA